ATGACCTGATCCGTCTGCCATTGCGTCGGGTCTTTCTTGAACGCCTTGAAGTCGGCTTTCAGCTTGTCATTCGGGTCAACGATCTCGCCCCGGCATGAGTTGCAATAGCGGGCGGCAATGTCGTTTGGCTCAAGGCAATGCGGGCATTCTTTGCTGGTCCAGCGATAGTCGCAGCGTTCATATTCCCCGCGCCGTCCTGACTGCACCAAGCCCATGCAGCGTCGCCCCAGATGCACCGGGATAGGCCCCCATTCCGACATGACCTGCTGGCCGTCCAGATCGAGGGCATACCCCGCCTTGTCATACTGGAACGTCAGATATTGCGGGCTTGCCGTGAAGGCGTTGTCATAGCCGCAGGTGGGGCAGCACGCCGGGATTGATCCACCTTCGCCGGGGCCTTTGCCAGCCTTCACCACGGGCGCGAACAGATCACCATCTGGGCAATGGTCCTCAAGGTTCGTGGTGTAGTCCAACACGAGGCAATCCGTCTTGCCGGGGCTGGTTCGCAATCCTCGCCCGATGATCTGCTGTAGCAGGCCGACGCTTTCGGTCTTCCGCAGGATGGCAATCAGGTCCACATGCGGCGCATCAAAGCCCACGGTCAGAACCGACACGTTGACCATATACTTGAGGTCGCGCGCCTTGAAACGCCGAATCAAGCTGTCCCGCTCGCCCTTTGGGGTTTCCCCTGTCACGATGGCCGATAGCTGCGGCGGCAGGCTGGCCAGCACTTCCCGCGCATGTTGCACGGTGGCGGCAAAGAACATCACACCTTGGCGTTGGGCTGCCTGTGCTACGACATCCGCGACGATAGCCGCTGTCTTGCGCCCGTGGCCGTGGTAGGCGCGATCAACAGCCTCGGCATCGAATTGCCCCCGGCTGTTCAGGGCCAACCCTGCGGTGTCATATCCCGTGGCGTTGATTTCCCCGATCACCGGCTTGGTCAGAAAGCCCTGGTCGATCAGTTCTCGCGCGCCGACCTTATAGACGCACTTGGCAAAGTAGGGGTCTCGCGCCGTATCTTCGCCGTTGATCCGGCCTTCGGCATCTTCCCTGAAAATCCAGCCAGACCCCAGCCGGTAAGGCGTGGCGGTCAGCCCCAGCACCCGCAGATTAGGATTGCCCTGCCGCATATCAGCGACGATGCCCTGGACGGTTGGCGTGATGCCATGGGCTTCGTCAATGACCACCAGCGCATAGCCGTCGGCCCCGGCGCGCTTGAAGGCGCTGATCCGGTTCTTGACGGTCAGGGGAGACCCGAAGACCACCGAATAGCGCAACTCCTTGGCCCCGGCGCTTGCCGAAAACATGCTGGATCGGTGTCCGCTGGCAAGATACTTGCCGTGGTTCTGCACCACCAGCTCGGCGCTGGGCGCGAGGCACAAGACACGCTTGCCGGTCTGGTGATGGATTTGCCGCGCGATCTCTGCGATGATGTGCGACTTGCCCGCCCCGGTTGCCGCTTCAATGCAAGCCGGGGCAAGGCTCTTGCGCATCCAGTCCACAGCCGCGTCCACAGCGGCTTGCTGATAGGGGCGCAGTGTCATCCTGTGCATTCCCCGTCATTGGCCTGGCAAAGCGCGCCGACCTTGACGAGTGTGTCAAACGCGTCGCCCTGGCGGTCCATGAAGTCCCGCAACTCGGCGCGGCTGTAGCGGGCCGAAAACTTATGCCCTGCTTTGGCTTCGTGTGCTTCCCACCACGCGGCCCGCTCTGGCTTGTCTCTCGCCAGCGCCGAAAGATACGCCTCTGATTTAAGGAAGCAGCCGTCGCAATTGCCCCCAATTGTCTTGCCCCCAATAAGCGGCAAGCGCAGATCGAATTTTTGGGAACGCCAGAATGCCGAAACTGTGTGTCGGCTTACTCCTGCATCGCGCAGAGGCAGCCACCCTGTTTGCCTATTATCGGAGAATGGCTGCCTGTGACGTTCGTCGTTGCGAAAGCCAACAGCGGATGTCCATTTCTTCCAGCCACACGAGACCAAGTAACGTTTTGCGGTTTTGGATTTCAGCTCAATACTGCACCTCTTCTGGTGCATGTTGGGGATCATCATTTCTTTTTTGATTAGCGCGTCAAATGGCTCCCCATTGCGGCTGGCGCTGTTGTGGTTGACAATCTCAAACCAAGGCCTCGTCGGGCGGTATTCCAGCCAGACAATCGGCACGCCCCAGCGCGCGCCGACCTCCCGCACGAAGTCCAGTGTTTCCGGCATTTCCCTGCCGGTGTTCTGGAAGGTGACCACGGCCCTGTCGGGCAGGCCCCCATTGGCATCGAGGATATGGCGCAGCATGTAAGCCGAAGTACGGCCACCGCTGAACGCGATCTGCACGTTGCCTTCTGGTAGGGTGTACGGGTTCATTTCAGCATCCAATAGGCCGATGGCTTTCCGCGCCACTTTTCGAGGTCTGCACCGGGCAGAAGTTCGGCGACGGCCTTGGCATAGGACACCGCCCCGGCCTTGCTGATCCTGGTCAGGTTCCGGCCCGCGAAGATTGCGTCACGGTCCCCGGACAACCGCACCATTTCCGCCAGAAGGTCTTTCTTGCGGGCCTCGGCGTTTTCGATGGCTTCGGCCAACTGGTCATATTCCGCAACGATCCTGGCGGCTTCCAGCGTATCCACTTCGATTCGCTTGGCTTCAAGGTGCGGCTCGGCTGGCTCTGCCAGAAACTCAGCGTAGAACTGCCGCAGCTTGGGCAGGTTTTCGTCCAGCCAAGCCTGGTCTGGCAAGACGCATTCCAGCTTGGTCTGGTGCGCGGTCCACTGGTAGAAGTGCCAGAACTTCCGCCCGGTGACCCATAGCGAAAACTGCACCTGCGCATAATAGTGCGGCTGTTCTGCCAGCGGTAACAGGTCTCCTTCCTTGCGCTTTCCGAAAGGGCACTTGGCCTCCAGCCCGCCGTCCGAACCGATCAGGCCATCAGGGCTGCACCCGGCCCAATCCTCTTTCGTGACAAAGCCAACCTTCTGGACCTTGTTTCCAGTTTCCATGTAGTATTCGTCCACCGCGCCGTCTTCGTTCCGTTCGCCGTATTGCGTGGCGATGTTGCCGGTAAACTCGGGTTCCGCGCCATGGGCGTCGCGCACCATCCGACGCATTGCCCCGGCCCGTGACAGGTTCGGCGATACCCCAAGGATAGCCCCGACCATGCTGGCGGTCACGCGGCCTTTGCGCGCCTCAAACCATTCTTCGCTGCGTTGTTCCATTGTGCCCTCTATGCTAAGATATGATCCCGGCCCGCCGCCTGAATACTCAGGTCTAATCGGTGCCCACCTTGGCGGGCCGGGGCTTCCGTCCGATTAGAACGGAATCTCGTCGTCCACTTCCGGGCCGCGCCGGTTGAAATCGAGCGGGTTGCCCCCCGACTTCTTCGCCGGGGCCTTGTCGCCGATCTTCAGTTCCTTGTTCTTCGGCGCGACTGCCATGACCCAGTTGCCGCCGTTGCCGCCGGTGTTGCTTTCCCAAACGCCAATGGTGATCACCATCGGCCGGTCTTGCAGCGCCCGTGCCAGATCGTCATCGGTGGGGCGCGCGTCCTTGGCGGTCAGCTTGCCCCCGGCGTTGGCGTCGATGGCGGCCAGCATCTTCCGGGCTTTGTCGGTCTTGGCAACGGCCTTGGCGTTGTCCTTGGCGTTCGGATCGTGGTCCGTGACCCACAGCTTGTGGAACACCTTCCGGTTTTTGTATTCTTCCGGGGCCAGCACGGTCCAGCGCAGGGAAATGTATTCCTCTGCGTCATTCTGGGTGTGGTCCCATTTGGCCTCGTCAATCATGGCCAGCACCGACGATCCCGCCGGGATAGGGTCCATATTGCCGCCGGGAATCTCGTATTCCGCGCCGGTCTTCGCGGCATCCTCGCCGTCGCTCAGGTTCCAGAAACCAGCCATCTTATTCACCTTCCTTCTGTGCAGCGCCGTCCTTCGGCTTTGCCGCGATTGCGTGTTTGCCGATGAATTGCGCCAAGGGGTTTTCCCCCAACGTCACCTTGATAGGTTCCGTCACGCCCCAAGCGTTCTTCGACACGTTGCTTGCGGTCAGGTGGCAGACAAGTTCCCGCCCCTCTGTGGAAATGGCGCGCTTTCTGTCGTCAGCGTCACCTTTGATAAACATTTCCTGCCGCAGAAAACCGACCGCATCCACGTCATCGACGTAAGGCGGAAGGGACTTGTTGTGGGTCATCCGCAGAGAATAACGCGAATAGTCATCTCCGTCTGGCGGGGAGACGCGATCAACTTCTGCATGGGCGATGAAGATCACGTTCATGCCCCGCCGTTGCCGCATCAGTTCGGCCCCTTTTCGGACGCGCTGGTGCATGGATGCCAGCATGTTGAACCCTGCGCCATAACCGCCCATGGCTGCGTTCAGGGACTTCGCTTTCCCGTCAACCTTGAGAATGTGACTGACAAAAACACGATCCAACGCAGAGATCGTGTCAAACACGGCGGTCTGGTAGTCGTGCGGCTCGTGGATCAGCGCCGTAATCTGCTCCCAAACATGCTCTGCCTCTGCGATGACGGGCAGGGCGGGCGGACGGAAAGCAGCAGGAACGCGCGCCACACCATCCTCGGCGCGCAAGAAGATCGGCTTCGGAAAGGTTGCGGCAAGGGATGATTTCCCCGTGCCAGCATCACCACAAATTGTGATGATCTGCGGTCCCGTTTCAGGGACCGTAACTTCAGACAGGATACCCATCCTGCACTCCTTTTTCTCGTTCATTGAACGCGCCCGGCCAGTGCGGGCTTCGATCCTGGCCTATTGACCGTAGGCTAGTTTTGTAGCATGGTCAATACATGAATGAAGGAGAAATGCTGTAATGATGACCTTGGACCAGATTTTGCGGTCACTTGATGATCGAAACCTATCTGTTGTAGCTGATAGGCTCGGGCTAAGCAGGATGACCCTTTATCGGATCACTTCTGGCAAAATGAAGCCGCGCTATGACACGTTGCAGAAGCTTTCGGATTACCTTGAGGGCATTGACCAGTGAGCCTTGATGATGACTTCCCCGCGCCCGGCCCGGACTATCGGCAGGAGCGGCTGGGGGCTGCCACAGAACGCGGAATAGCTTACCTCAACGCCTGCGCCACCGTGTCGCCGGAAGGCGCAGCCTGGGCGGCATATGATTGGCTTCAGGTCCATGCCGCTGGGATGCCCTATGTGTCCATGGTGGACAATGCGGCGCGGGAAGACGCCCGGTTCTGGGCAGAGACGGCCAGCCCTGCGGAATTGGAATGCTACGCGCTTGCGGCGCTGGACCGTCTTGCGCCTGCGCCATTCGCATCCCGGCAGATCAAGCGGCTTGTCGCGGCTTTGTGGGGGCGCATGTCCCCGGCGGAGCGGCAAGCCTTCAAGGAATGGATCACCAAGCAATGACACCGGAAGACGGAACCAGCGCTTCGGCGCGTGCCACTGATGATTTTGCGGATTTCGACGCGGGCTATCGCTTCGGCCAATACAGCGATGACGATTTCAGCGCGGCAGACTTTGCCCCGTCCACCCCGGAAGCCCCGGCGCAGGATGGCCCCTTGCCGCCGCCTTTCCCGCTGGACGGGATCGACCTTCTGTCGCCTCCCGGCTTTGTCGGTGACGTGGCCGCATGGATCGACAGCCAGTGCCGCTATCCCCGTCGCAGGCTTGCCGTGGCCAGTGCCATCGTGACGGTCGGCAACATCGGCGGGCTGCGCCACGAGGACGCGCTGGATGGGGTCACGGCCAACATGCTGGCGTTTTGCGTGGCCGCGTCTGCCACCGGCAAGGAAGCGGTTCAACAGGCCATGGCTGATTTGCATGTGGCCGCTGGAGTTCACCTTGCCATGCAGGGGGGGATCAAGTCGGAGC